CATCGAGTAATTCGGTTTTTTCTGTTTCTTGCCCCGTGTCAGCTCCAGCAACTCGCCAGCTTCAGTCTCGATCTTGTTGACTGGCTCAGCCACAAAACCGCAAGCCGGACACTGGCGGGTCTTGGGTGGACGCAGGTAAGCACACTTGGGGCATTCCTTGGGCAGCGGAACCGTTTTCTCGACATCGGACCGATTGATCGAACCGTCATCGAGGTGGTCATGGGCAATATCGGTGACAAACCCAAGCCTCAGTGTTGTGTCGCTGTGATCGAGGATCAGGGCGTGATCTTTCCCCTCAGCAGGACGCAATGCCCTGCCGATAATCTGGCAGTACAGAATTTCGGATTTGGTTGGTCTGGCCAAGATCAGGCATCGAACATCCCAATCAACACCTGTGGTCAAAACACCCACGTTGCAAACAATATTGATTTCGCCATGTGCAAACTTGTCGGCCAGCTCCTTGCGTTCATCCCGTGGCGTATGAGCATCGACATATCCCGTTCTGACCCCCGCCTCCTCGAAGCGCATCTGGATGTGCTTGGCATGAAGCCGATTGACTGCGAAGCACAGGGTCGGCCTGTTCTCGCCCCGTTCCAGCCAAGTCGAAACGATGTCGGCCACCAGGGCGTTTTTGTTCATGGCGCTGCCAAGGCCCTTGACCTCGTAATCACCAAGAACCGTTTTGACCCCGCTTAGGTCAGGATGCGCTGGAGCGTAAACCTTGAAATCCGATAAATGGCCTTGGTCGATCAGCTCCTGCATCGTGACGCCGATGATCAGATCGTCAAAGATCTTGCCCATGCCCTTGGACCATGGGGTAGCAGTCAGGCCGACAAAGGGGATCTTCTGCCACTGGGGCAAATCAACCCATCGCTCGTACAGCTTGAACCGCACATGCGCCTCATCGAGGATCACCATGTCAGCCATCGGGATGTCACGGCGGCTTAGGGTCTGGACCGAGCATACTTGGACCGGCTGGCTGTAATCGGTCAGCTCATGGTTGGATTGGATAACCCCGACCTCCAAAATCCCGTTACGGGCAAACCGCTCGACGGTCTGGTCAATCAGCTCGATGGCGGGGACGCAGAACAAAACCCGCTTGCCCTTCTCACGGGCCATGCGAACCAGAGCTGCGGCAATGACGGTCTTCCCCGATCCGGTCGGTGCTTGGATCACAGGCCGCTTATGACCTGCCGCCAGGGAAAGCCTTAGCTTGGCAATTGCATCGTTTTGGTAATCTCTCAGTTCCACTGTTGCGTTCCTATGGTTAAGCTCAAGCTCCTACTTAAAGTTACTTTACCCTACTACTAGGTTAATTTACCCCTTGGTGGCTAAAACCTAGAAGTAACCAGCCTAGAAGTAACAAGCCTAAAAGTAACCTTCTTCTCTTCTCTCTTCTTATCTAGAGAGTTACGCTAACGTAACCGTTACGTTACGGTATCTATATCATCTTCATGTTTTACTTTAAGAAGTTTAGCTTTCTTATTGTCTCTAAAGCGCTTTTGGCGTTTTGCGTTGTTTAGGCTAACTCCGATCCTTCCGGCCCAATCATCGGGGACCAAAAGGGAGTTTTCGACCACCAATAACCCCTCTTTGACAAGGGCAATGACGGCCTTCTCGGCTTGCTCTGGCGGCATCCGAAGGGCAAAAGATATGTCGTTTATGTCAGGCAAATAGCCATCATACTTGGCTGTAAGGCAAAGCAAGTTCACCCAAACCTTGAAGTGTTCTGGGCTAAGCTTTTGAATTTGCGGGTCATCTACGGCATCTTCATAGAACTTAAACCATCGTCCCATGACCCTCAATCCCTGTAAACGCTGAGGGCAATGAAGACCATTTTGGGGATGCGGACCTCACCAGCCAGATAGCGGTACATGGTCCTGATGGATACGCCTAAGTATTTGGCGGCAACCTCATTGGTAATATCTAATTCAATTAGTGTATATCGCAGTTTGTCAGCGTCATTCTTTTTCATGAATATCTCCTTTATATTTGATTAGCATGTAAGATTGTCAGTGTCAAATAGTCATGTAAAATAAATTATAAGTCCAATACAATCAACAACTTATTTTAATGCTGATTTAATTTTATTTTCATTTTCAGCCAACCATTTAAGGGTTTTTAATACGGCATATAATTCTTCCAAATGCCGCTGTTTATGATTTAACAAAATTGGATCGGCCCGGTTTTTTGCAACATTATCCTTGAAAATAGCTAATGAACCGCGCGTGTTGACGCACTGCAACTCCATGGCATCTATCTGCTGTTGGAGTGTGATCTTGCTCATGACTTACCAAAGAATGTTGGTTGGCCATGGAAACTTGCATCAAACAAATACCAGCAGCAATTGTCCTTGCCTGCCATGCTGGAACCTTCGATCCACTTGACACGGCCCACAGCCACAATCTCCTCGCACATTAGTAGGAACGGGGCAGCTTGGCGGGTGTGCATCCAGTCGGCATCGAACAGAAGCCATGTGGGGGCCAGTGTGGCGCATCGTTGGATGATCTGATGCAGGGGTGGCCTGTCCCATGGGGGATTGGTGATGATCAGATCAGCGCCATTGACGTCCATTGTGGTAATCCATGAGGCATCATGTTGGCGGATGTCTGGTGATCGTGGCTGGGCATCAAACTTGGATATGCAGGTATGGCCTAGAGCCTCCAGATGGCGGACCAGATGCCCCTCACCAGCACAAGGCTCACAGAACTTCACTTTGCCGTTCAAACGCGGGATCAGGGGCTTAACGGCCTCCATGGGGGTTGGATAAAAGTCCATGGTCTTGCGTTCAAATTCACTTCTCTTCCCCATTTGCTTCTCCATCTAATGCTTCGATAATCAGGGTACATTGCGGTCCAGAAGGGACCCATCGGGCTTCGATCCACATACAGTTAGCATCATTGCTAACCACACCAGCACCTTCCAAAACGTCACTGGCGGCCTTAAATAGGTTGTCTAAGTCTCTGTGCCGTTTGTCAGGCTTAACTGCCAACAGGGTCAGTTTATATGGCCCTTCAATTGTTTGTTTTTTTGCCTGTATTGATGCGGACCACAGAGCAGGGTTCCTCCACTCTGTATATTTCGGGGATCGGTAAACCTGCCCCTTTCCGCTTGTCCGCCATAATCTGTTTACACTTGGCGGCAATGGCAGCACTATTTTTATCTGGGTCATTCTTTCTGGCCCTAGCTAACAGGTGGTAAATGACAGATTCTGGAACGCCAAAATTCTTGGATAGATCATAGGTATCCCAGCCCTGTTTGAAATCTTTCAAAATTTCAAATGAAGTTGGGAGCCTAATCATTTTCATCCTCATCATACAAAAGGTAAATGTCTGGCCTAAGCTTGTTTGGCGCTATGCTTGTAATAGCTGAAACCCTTGGGACATGCCATGCCGGAACCTGCCTCCAAATGGAGACAGCCTGGCGGGTAATACCTAAGCGCCGAGCAAGCCTGGACACACCGCCAGCTTTCTCAAACACTTCTTTGAGGATGGGATCACGTTTATTCATTTCAACAACTTATAAATTTGTTAAAAAGTTGTCAATCAAAACTTGACAGGCTTCTGTGAAAATCATAAAACGAATTGTCCGATCACGGAGAAGCAAATGAAAAGAAGCCTTGCACCAGTCATATACAGACTGGAGGAATATGAACCGAATGGAATGAATGGCATTATCATCTACTGCGCTGATTTGCATGTAGAGCCTACTGAGGGTGGAGTTTACGTCGAAGACATATTCTTCCCCGACCAACCCAGTGAGACAGACCTGATTCCCAATGCCTTCATCAAGGCACTGATCATGTCTATCCACACAGACCCCAAGCTCATGGAAAAGTTATATGATGCTGCCCGTGAGCGTTTTGAACAAACATTTGATGGCTATCGCTAAAGGAACCGACCAATGAAAATGTCTGAAACTATCGCAGAAATCGCAACCGCACTTTCCAAGGCACAGGGTCAGATTGACGCTGCCACAAAGGGATCCGTCAATCCGCACTTCAAAAGCCGCTACGCCGATCTGAACGCCCTGCGTGAAGCTATCCGCGAACCGCTTGCTGCCCATGACCTGTCTATTGTCCAGCTGCCCCGCGTCGATGGCACTTCGGTGGAAGTGGAGACAATGCTGCTGCACAAGTCAGGGGAATATATCTCCGAGGTGCTGCGTATGCCATATGGCCAGAACAGCCCACAGGCAATCGGGTCGGCCCTGAGTTACTGTCGGCGCTATAGCCTATCCAGCATCCTTAATCTGGCGGCTGATGACGATGACGGGAATGCAGCTACTGCTGGCACTTCAAAGAAGAAGAACGATTTGTTTTATGACGCTAAAGAGATTGCCGCCAAGGGGACCGTTGCCCTGACCGAATACTGGAAGTCCATATCTGCTGATGCCCGCAAGGCTTTCTCCAATGAAGAGATTGCCGAGCTGAAGAAGATGGCTGATGCGGCTGCCAAGAAGGATGACAAGTGATGGAACAACGCACTGACGAATGGCATCAGGCGCGGCTAGGGAAGGTGACAGCTTCCCGCATTGCTGACGTCATGGCTAAGACCAAAACAGGATACGGGGCCAGCCGAGCAAACTATATGGCTGACCTGTTGGTAGAGCTGCTGAGTGGTAGACCGGGGGACTACTATCAAAATGCAGCTATGCAGTGGGGGACAGAGCAGGAGCCTAATGCTAGAGCCGCTTATGAAGTTAAGACCGGCTATATTGTTAAGGAAGTCGGCTTTGTCCCCCATTGGAGCATTGGAATGTCTGGGGCAAGCCCAGATGGCTTGATTGGCGATGATGGTCTTGTCGAGATT